TAGTGCATACACTAATTCTACCAGAGCACCCTTCACACCATCTTATACATATAAAGATGAGTATGAAGGTAATTGATTGAAACCGCAGAGTGCAAAAGCGAAAGGTAGAAACTTTCAGAAGTGGGTAAGAGACATGCTCATAGAGCATCGTGACGTACACCCTGAGGACATAGAGTCTAGAAGTATGGGTGCAGGTGGCGAAGATCTTATCATGGCAAGAGATGCTAGAAAGAAATTTCCTTTCTCAATAGAGTGTAAAAATGTTGAGAAACTTAACGTCTATGATGCATACGATCAAGCGTGTGCCAACGCAGGTAACCATACACCTGCTCTTTTTATGAAGAAAAACAGGAAGAAGGCACTAGTGGTGTTGGATGCCGAATGGTTTATTAAAAATTTTCAACCTTGACAGATGGATCGAGATCATATATACTTACGAGAGTTATACTTTGCAATCATGGCTCCTATCGAATTCGTAGACTCAGTAGAGTTTTTAATTGATAAGTTACATTACCTGATTGAAGAAGGTAAGACAGAGGAAGCAGAGATTATAGCGTCACAAATTAGACAGATTGAAACGACATGATGGAATTCCCATTCCGTGTCCCAATCTGCACTTACGAGATTGAAGACTGGGAAGAGAAGAAAAAATCCATCCAACTACCAGACCTAGCAGATAAACATCTGGATCAAGGTGTGGAAGTTTACACTGACTTTTTTGAATGGGATCATGCAGGTGTATTGCCACCATATGCTGACGATGTATTCAAAGCACTCGCAGTTCCTATAAATAAATTCAAAAAAAGTGGTTGCCTTGGTCGCAATCATCAGATGGAGATCTCATCAATGTGGTTTGAGTCTCAACTAGCATCTCATAAGCATCGTGTGCACAACCATGGCATGTATGGTTGGTCATCAGTATTGTACTATGACTTCGATGAAAAGATACACATGCCAACAACATTTTACTCACCCTTCCATGACTTTAGGGACGGCAACTTAATGTCTTATGTCCCTCCTGTTAAGGAAGGGTCTATTGTGTTCTTTCCTGCTTCTCTTCATCACGAATCAATACCGAATAGATCCCCTGTTAAACGGACAATCATCTCATTTAATATTAAAGGACATGTTGACAAAACAAAAGCAATCATATGAAATTTTTTACTGGTGAAGATTTTAAACTTAACAACAACATAACATTTACAACAGAAAATATTAATGGAAGACTCGTAGTATACGCTGACAATATCTACGAGAATCCAGATCGAGTGGTAGACTATATTGATAGTTGTCCTATCATAACTCACAAACCACAAGATCCTAGGTCAGCAAATGGTAGAGACTTCTATGATGGTAGACAAGCAATCATAGAAGCATACGATGCTAGGTGGTTTGATATCCACAAGGAAGCATCTATGTTACTTGGTCATCCAACAACTCACTTTGCAGGGGGTTGTATGTTTAATATGACCATGTTAAAATCTTTACCAGAGGGTCATTGGTTTCCACACACAGACCCTAACTGTATCAATGCAATAGTTTACCTTAACAAAACTAACAATTATGGACCAGGCACTTCATTCTATAACTCCTTTGATTATCATGGAGGAGGAGAGCACTATGACCCTTGGTGTGATACAGCAGACGAATCCCATTGTATACTAGATCGATATAACTGTGCAGTTTTCTTTAGTGGAGACATCTATCACTCTATGAGATTGGTAGGTGATACATTCATAGGAAGACCACGTTATTCAGAGATTCATTTTCTGAATTATTGATTCAGTGTATGGTGCATTTAATAGGTTCGATTCCTATCTGGATCATTGGCGAAAGCCAAGTCCCAACAGAAAAGGAGTTTACTCATGTCAGTAAAGGATCGTTTTTCAAATCGTATGTCCATTTTAAGGTCAGCGATCAACGGCGAGGTTGAATTGGATAAAGAATACCCAACTTTATTTCAAGCACTCTGTAGGTTTTATGCCGACAAACGTCGTGTCCAATTCTGGGGTATTGATGTTGAGGAGGATTATGAAATCCTAATCGACAATCTTAATTATGATTTAACTTATGGATGATCAGAGATACATTGTATACAGAGATATATTCCCCAAGCATGTTGACGTGCCATGGGAGAGTGTGTTAATGTATGTCAATGCAACTCTAAACGACCCTTCTGGTCAATGTCATGTAATGTGTGAAGGAGGTGCACCCTCCTATATGTCTAAGTGGAGGAGAGGATATCCCTGTCCTCCTCTTTTTACTATTGCTCGACGTGAGTTTGAAGCATGGTCAGGACATGAGTGTCAAAACATGGACGTTTATGTTTCTTACTTTGCACCTGCTGATACATTTGGCAGGCACAAAGATGAAGAAGATGTATTAATTATAGGAGTCAAAGGAAGGACATCCTATAGATTTGATACCAATGCATGTGAAACATGCTTGGCAGATATAGTCACCATCAATCCTGGTGATGCACTATACATACCTAAGGGGATGTATCATGAAGCATCACCCAAATCCCCCCGAGCAATATTTTCATATAGAGTAGATGCTAAAACCTGAGATCACAACCTATAAAGATAAGATATGTGAAAAGCATAATGATTTTATCTGGGGCGACTTCGTATCCGATGAGTCAGTCACAGAGGTTGTAAACTTCTACAGGCATCAACAGTTTCTACCTTACATTGAAGGTCAAGTCCAACTAAGTGGGGAGACACAAACCAATAAAGAATTTAAAGATTCTCGTGACCTGCATGTACCATTCCAAGCAGCAGTCATGCATTGTGAGAAGTATCTTGTTGAATTACAAAGAGTCCTAGAGTTATACATGGATAGGTTTCCTTTCTGTGAGACATCTGACTTCCGTATCAATGAGCCACTCTCTATACAATGGTATCCTAAGGGTGGTGGTTTTAAACTCTGGCATACAGAGAGATCAAACTGCCTACCAAGTAATGTGTATAGACACCTTGTCTTCATGACATACCTAAACGATGTCCCTGATGGTGGCACTGAATGGTATCATCAAGATAAGTATGTGCCTGCAGAAAAAGGATACACAGTCATCTGGCCATCAGATTGGACACATTTCCATAGAGGAAGAGTATCCGAGACGAAAGAGAAGATGATAATAACAGGATGGTTTTCATTTCAATAGTCCAATGATCGGTAAAGAAACACCTGCTATCAAGTATGATAGAGCACTAACATTATTTCAAGAGTCAGTCTTGAAACCTGACCATAAACTAAGATCATGTGCACACAACCAAGGGTGCTTTGATGAGTTGATGGAAATCAGAGAGCATGTCTTAGAATATCTCAAGACATTGAGAGAAGTAACACATCATACTAACCCAGATGAGAGCGATCAGATAGAGACAGAAAAATTAATTGAAATCAAAAATGTATAAATCAGCATTCGTATTGATTGTGACACTTATATTACTGTCCATGGCGATATACGAAAGTGGTATCATCAATGGTAGAATAATTATAGATTCATATACACCACTACAATGACAAAAACAGAAATCATTCTAGAGCGTTATCCATATCGCTTTGTCCAGAAAGGTTTGCTAGAAAACAATGGTGCACCTGACTTCAGAATACAGAAGTTTCATGACATACAGGAGAGATACTACGACATGTATTATCTTGACAGTCAAGCACAACTTGATTGTTGTATAGAAGATCCTGAGTATGTCAAGTGGTTAGATCCAGACCCAGAGGTTGCAGCATATCCAAACAAATCTGATACAGTTTCGTATCAACCTGCTATGTAATGTCAGGAAACCCTGACATAAGTATAAATACCTGCTCTAATCAGCAGGTTTTTTATTTTTGTAGTGATAGCAACAGTTTTTAGAGAATGTTAGGAATTTTATATAAAAGGGGCTTGACAAAAACTTAATCTTTTATATATAATTATGTAACAATACTTCACACAACGAAACATGACCGTAACAACTGAGTCAGGTGGAAGACAAAATGCCTTTCCAACCGAGACACGTCCTTACATCGATGAGACAGTAGCATACGAAGGTTACCCACAGAATGCAGAAAAAGTTAACGGTCGTTGGGCAATGATCGGTTTCGTAGCATTACTAGGTGCATACATTACTACTGGTCAGATCATACCAGGTATCTTCTAATGGATACCAGTCACAAGTATTGGAGATACGCAGAATTAGTTAATGGCAGACTTGCCATGCTAGGACTTATCATCGCTACAATAAACTACG